AGTTGTTCTCTCATGTGTAGCATACCCATTCCGTTTCATTATTATATAATTGATATTATATATTAAAAAAGGGAGGGTGTAAACCCCTCCCTTTTCAATATTCTTTTTTTAGATTGTTGGACGTGCTAGAGATGCGTCTCTAGACAGATCCGCTTGCATACGCTTTCATTGTCATCACACTCGACTAGGCACTGAAAATAATCGTTTATCGCATCGTTGGTTTCTTCTTGTACTTCTGGATGGATGTTATCCCAACCTGCTAATTGATTATAGGAAATTAGATTGTGCATTGATGACCTCATGTTAAGTGTTTACTTTTTTTACAATAATATAGTGGGGTTTTGAAGCATTGTGTTCTCCCGTTCTACAATTTTATTTATACAAAATGTGTTTGAATTTCAAGATATTTTAACAAATATTTATGCCTATTAAAAAAACTTATAGGTCGAAAAATACCTGCGATAATTTTTCCGACTTTTATGGAAATGAAAAGCAAAAAAGGTGGGGACACCCCACCTTATGCGTATGCGTATGCAAGTGTTCGCTTAAGCAGAAGCAAGTTCTTTGTTGAACTTAACACCACGGTAAGTCATCTCTGACTTAGACTGTACTGTTTGCTTGCGATCATTGGTGTCATACTTAACACCACGGTATGTGACTTGTGCCATTGGGTTTACTCCTAAAGTAGTTGGGGTTTTTAATTCCGTTCCTTTAGTCGGCTTTTGCGTCCCACTCACAATGAGGTGTCTCTTCTATCACGACGCTGATCATTTCAGCTCGTGTCTGTTCCTCAATCTTAAACTCATTCATCTTATCTAAAAGAATCTGAGCGTCGATGCAAGAAAAAGTAGTTGCGATAACTGCTAGATGAAACATGGGATGAACGATTCCGTTCCGAGTCGGCTTACTTGCGTCCTAAGATAAAAGCATCACATCTACCTTCGACTTTTGTACGGAGGTAATCTATTAGGTACTCGTGAGCATCAGAGTTAAGATTCTCATCGCTGAGTATCTCTATTCTGTTGCGGTTCCATTCTGAACATGACATTTCCCAGTGGGAAGCGTTGTGATCAGCAAGGAGAGATGCTAATAGTGCGACTTCTATCATTGGATGAACGATGTGTTAATAGTAACACATTTCAACTATTTATGCAAGTAGTTTTGTATAACGTGATACGGTTTACACATCTATCTCAATTTCATCTACACATAGCAGTGACACAACAAGTTGTTTAGCAACTTTATTTGATTCAATCAATTTATTCATCCAAATTCTTTCTTGTAGTGTAACTGGTACACCATCTGTGGTTCTAATCCGACAGCATATGTCGGTAAGTTCTAGCCTGGATCTCTCGCTTAACATGTTGGATTGCAAGGTGGTTCGTCTTCTTCTGGCATATCGTATGGTCCGTTCATCTTTTTGTTATACTCTCTCTCATCAAGAACCTCATTAATGAGATCCTTCAGTTGAATTTTAAGTTGTGTGTCAATCTTCATCTAGATCGCCACCATATTCTTCTAAGAGTTTACTAACTTTATCCTCTGTACCTTCCATAAGTTTTACCTCATAGAGAGTAGACTTCATATACTTTTTAATCTTTTTGTAATCCTTTAGAAGTTTTTGAACTTCATCGTCGTTGATTACCACTGTAGCTTTACTTGGTCCGCTACCACCAAATCCTTCTGCCATTAGTCTTTTCTCTTTCTCTTAGGTTTTTTTGGTTCTTGTCCAGCAGGATACCATGTCTTTGGATTTGCTATACCACCTGCTTGTTTAAAAGTCACGAAGTCTTTCTTATATTTGTCATAGTAATGATCAAATAAATCCACTTCTTTATTTGCTATTGCAAGATCATGTACTTCTTTACCCTCAAGTTTATATGTTATAACATATGCAGTGTAAGGTAACTTCTTATCATCTGCTGCAGTTAGAGGACAATTTTCATGTAACAACGTAATGCTCATGAACGACCACCCCATGTAATATCTGGATAAGCAGTCTGTATAATACTTAAGGTGAGTTTATATCTCTTCTGAAGTTGATGATCCTTAACTAATACCATGATCTCTGCTTCTTTAGGGTGAAGACCCTCAAGCATCTGAATAAACATTGTCTCTCTACGAAGACCTGACAGACCTGGATTACCACCCTGCAAATAATTGTAGAAGTTTTGGTATTCTTTACGAATTGATGTATGTTTATTTCTTACTGCTTCATCAGGCATATAATCAGAGTTTGCTGCCTTGTTCATTGATGAAGATAAAGTATCATCAAATGGTGTCTGCTCATCTGGTTGAGAATAAGGAACTTCTCCCTCAGGGAGTACAGACTTACACGTATCATCAAAATTCCAGATAAGAATAGTGACTAACGGATCGCATCGGTACTTCTTAAGAACCTCTGCTTTTAAAGTAGTACTCCTTTGTTTAGATGCCAAATCCAAAATCTCATGCATGAATGGATTTGGTTGCAACTCAGGAAGATCATCAATAGTTTTAGTCTTCTTCGTCGTTGTCTTCTGTGGTGTCATAATTTTCAAATCGAACTGCTACAATTTCATCAGGAACCAAATTACCATTCTCATCTAACATCTCAGGGTGAGTCCACATATACTGAGGGGTGCTTTCATAAGAATGTTGCCTTGCCATCCATCCTATCATACCTCCTACCAAGAGTGCAAGTAAGGACACTGTTGTTGTCAGCGTCAAGGTTACTATGGTCATTTCCATTTGCTTACTCCGAGAATTACTTTGTTTTTTTGATGTCAATACTGAACTCAAATTGCAAACGTATCTCTCGTTTAAATAGAGAGACAACTTTGCCAAACATTATTTGAAATGTTTTAGGTTTACGTTGATTCCCCCTCCTGTTACGATGACGTAACATTAACTCAAATCCCTTGTTAATCTCAATGGATTCGCTCTTAGTTTTATTTAGAGACTTTTCTTCTCCATCTTGCTCTTCTGTCATAGTAGTTGTTTAGTCTCGTAGAACCAAAGATAATCTAATTCAGAGCCACAGAGAGTAATGATAGCTTGTTGAGGTGTTTCAACCAATGGTTCACCAGCAAGATTAAAACTTGTATTAAGTAATATGCCGTGACCACTTAGTCGTTTAAATTCTAGCAAGAGATCATAAAGATGTCCAGTGCTTACTGTCTGTACTCTACATGTTTTATCAACATGTGTTACTCCAGGAATTAGATCTGTCTTAACTGGGAAGCACACTGTCATGTATGGATTAGGTATAACATCATCAAAATATAGATGAGCATCCTCTTCTAATACTATGGCAGCGAATGGTCTATACCATTCTCTCTTCTTAATTCTATTTACAATGTCTCTAGCATAAGGATTAAGAGCATTGAATAAGATAGATCTATTACCTAGAGCACGTTGTCCTGACTCTGCCTGACCATTAAAGACTGCTACTGACCTATTCATATACAATAAACGAGCAATGTCCTTTGCCTCAGCATATTCTCCATCAATTAGATCAGTCTTATGACTAATACCATGATGTGCTGTAGTAGTTATAGGTTTAACAGTCATATCTTGAGTGAGTTTTCTGTAAGCATACATGGCAGCACCTATAGAGTTACCACCATCATCACATAAAGGTTCAAAGTAAAACTCAATTTCTGGGAATCTCTTTATGAGTTGGTAGTTAGTAAGAATGTTCATTGCATACCCACCACTAAGACAAACCTTCTTTACACCATGTTGTTTAACATACTTATCAACTAAGGCACATACCTTCTCTTGACAGTGCCATTGCACCTCACAACAATAGTCTGCAAACTTTTGATAGTTATCTTTAGTAATATCAATATGATATCTATCTCTCCCACCCATCATAACGTCTTTAAAGTCTGGACACTCTTGAAAATAATTATTGACACGATCAAGTGTGAATTTAATCTCAAAAATTCTATTGCCATACGATGATAATCCCATTGCTTTACCACAGTCATCAATCGTCTGACCAATTGCTAACGCAGCAGTGTTATAAAGATTCCCAATGTTAGGATCATGTATAACATTATCACTAGTCCAATTGTTTTTATACACTGGAGTAAACTTACATGGATAACTTGCAAAGTAAATACTCTCACCCTCATACTCATCATCACCAACCACTCCACCACAAGCATCAATTACTACAACCAATGCTTTATCAAACCCACTGTTATAAAAAGCAAGTGAAGCATGATGTAAATGGTGTACAGATTCTTTTGTCTCTATAAACTTAACTCTCGGATTGACCTTACGTATTAACTCTCTCTTCTCATCCTCATCATAGTTAGTACTGAGAATAATATAATCTGGATCAGATTCTAATATCATCTGATAGATATGTTCTATCCCACTATCATGTTTCTTCCTACTATATCTCTCCTCTCTAAAATAATTTTTGACAACACCATCCTCTAGCACCACAGCGGATGCTTCATGACCAGAGAATAACGCTACTACTTTCATGCTAAATATGTTATACTTGATTTAAATTAGAACTTGTAATGAGTGTAAAAGATACTTTATTTAAATGTCTACAGTTTGGTACGTTCCAATACGGAGACTATAATCTTACTGAATTACCTCTACCAGAATGGTTAGAAGCAGAGGTAGGTAGTGAAGGAACTAGTATTAAATCTTATGTATGGAAGAGTGGTTGGTTAAGAAGAATAAGACTATGCGAACTAAACTTAAAAGATAAGTTCGTTGCAGAATCATTAGTCATCTATCCAGATTGGACACTGATAAACCCCGTCTTTGGAACAGAGTTTGTAAATGCTGGTGGCAGAAGATTCTTTGGCACTATAGACTTCCATCCTCTACAGAATGATTACGTATATAATGACCAGTATATCAACAAACACCTAGGAGATCAACCCAATAGGTCTAAAAACACATCTAATATCTACGATCTTAATAAATTCTTTTCTAAAAAACTTTGGGTTAAATCTGATAAAACAAACTTCTATGAAGAATACTTAAAGGATTTAGAATTATACCTTAAAAGATACCTAAAAATGATGGCAAAACCTAGACGTGAGAACGCTAGAGAATTACAGGGTCAGTACGACAAGCATCTAGCAGGTACAGATCCTGCTTTAGGTATTTTAAAAAGTTATTACGACAAGGAATTCGCAGAGAAATATATTCACGAATTCCTCTTTGATCTTGCTAAGAAATAATACTATTTTCTTTTAAATATCTTGCAGTATCTCTACACCCACCAAGTTTCTCACCGTTTAATACTACTTGAGGGAAGGTAGATCCTTCCCCAAACTCCTGATAGAATGCTTTACTGTCGAAGTGTTGATCCAATTTATAAGTAACGTAACTTAAGTTAGACAGTTTTAATACCTGTTCTATCTTGTCACAATATGGACATCCTTCTTTAGAATAGACAGCAAAATTCTTGGACATATCTACGGTATAAAAATGTATTTAGAAATACAGTATACCTTAGATGTTAGTAACTAGCCAACCATTAGTGTCATCCCAAAACAATAGTTCAAAAGCAGCACCTTCAGTATTAACTGTCATGTCTGCAGCATCACCCATAATTGGTTTACCATTCCTAGCAATAGTTAATGCAGCAGCATCAAAGTTCCTTCTGTAATCCATAATCTTAACCCTATCCCCTTGTACTGGAGCCGCAGGTAAAGTAAGAGTGAATGTACCACCACTATCAGTATCACACATTGCTGTTGTCCATGATGCAATAGTAGTATTAGAACTTATTACTTGATAGTTAGTATCAGGACCCCAAATAGGTACGTTCCTATTCAGAGACTTGTGACGGAATACTAATTCATCAATGGTTGAATCATATGATAATTGAGATAAAGTTGTTGTACCAATCCCTACCTCACCTTTAATTATTAGGTCTCCATCAGCAGCAAGGTCACCGTATGCCATGACTGCTGTGTTAGCAGCACCAATGATTGCTTGAGTTGTAGTAGCAGCAAAACCAACACCGATAGTTGCGATACCAGTAGTACCATTACTTAAATCAATCTGATTACCTCTAAGTGTATCAGCATAGTATACATACCTCCACTTCTTAGAATCTTGACCTAAGTCAAAGGAGTTAGCAACACCTGGAGTAATGTTTGAGTTAACGTTGGCATCAAGAACAACTGCGTTCTCTGTACCAACACCAGTGTTTACAGTACCACCTTGGAAGGTTACAGTACCAGCAAAGGTAGATACACCAATAGTTTGTACGTTACCACCTATGTGGATGTCATCTGTGACGGTTACCTTGGATAGTTGTGTGTCACCTATAACATTAAGTGCTTTATCTCCTGGATCAGTAATACCAATACCAAGACCTTCTTTAACGTAAGCATTACATGCTGAGACTGTAGATCCAATACCTACGGAACCAAAGAAGTGTGTATACTCTACAAACTTACCTGTAAGAACAAAGTTAACAGGACCATAACTTCTTTCAAGTCCTTGAGTCAGTGAACTCTGGAATTTATGACCAGTGACATTAGACTGAGGTGCTCCTGCTCCAACTCCATTAACTTGTAAAACTTGAACCGCAAAAGAATCTGTATGAATATCCTGAATCTTTAACCACTTACCACTGATAGGATCAGATGGTCTAGGATATGAGTGATCACTTAAGTAATCATCTTGAGCACATCTAAACGTTATTGCTCCATCTTTAAATCTAACATGATCTTTTGCAGTGAAACCATGTTGAGCAATAGTAACAGTCATGATACCTACAACAGGATCATAGATTGCGTTACTAATAGTATGTGGTGTTATATTAACATCAGCATTAGACCTAACATACATTAAGTCATTAGGTTTACCTGTAATATCACTACGAACATGAGTGTTCTTCCTCATGACTTCATAGTTATACTCAAGATAATCAGTAGAAGTAGTACCAAGACCAACCCTTACCTTTGAATCATAGGTTGCTTTGTTACATACAAATAGATTACCTTTAAAGTTTTTACCTGCAGGGAATGTATGCAGAAGATCACTCATATTAGGATCGCTTGAGTAACCTTGTGCTATGATTCCTGCTTCTTGTTTGTCGGGACTTGACTCTCCAACAAAAGTAAATGCTGATTGAGTATCAGTAGAACGAACTATTACACTTTGTCCGTTGGCAATAGATACCATTTCTGATTCAAAATATTCCCCTGATGGTATCTCTTCTTCAAAAACAACATATCCATTCGTATTAAAAACATCTAATCCACCAGTAGAGAGTCCAACTCTCACTCGTATACTAGCAGAAGTTTGATTGGTACAAGAGACTCTACCCTCTACCAAGTCACCTGCGGGAGCGGTATATAATAGTTGATTTTTCTTCGCCAAAGTTGGCCTTACATTTGCTAATGATCCAAAAGACATTGGCTATATCCTATCGTATAATTTGCAGTAAAACTATTTATGTGTTAGAATATTGGCAAAATGCCTAAATAGAATTTAAAAATGATTATTGTTACTGGGACTCAAGGATTCATTGGTAGGCACTTCCTTAATACATTAAGGGATAAGGGTGAAGATGTTATAGAGATTGATCAGCAAGGAGCATGGTATTTTAAAAGTAACTTTAATAAATGGGAAGAGGTAGACTTAATCATACATCAAGGAGCAATAACAGATACAACATGCACCATACTTAAAGCACTACAGGCTTGGAACGTAGACTATAGTATATGGTTATGTAAAAAAGCAATAGAACATCAGATCCCCATCCTGTATGCCTCATCAGCATCTGTCTATGGCAAGACATCTGACATGATCAATCCACTAAACTACTATGCCTTATCTAAAGTCACTATAGACTATTGGATTCAAGATCATATAGATGAGTTTAAATTAATACAGGTGTTCAGATACTATAATGTATATGGAACTGGTGAAGACCATAAAGGAGATCAAGCAAGTCCAGTAACTAAATTTGCAAAACAAATAAAAGAGACTGGTAAACTAAAACTCTTTGAAGGTTCTGATAAATTCCTAAGAGACTTTGTATGTGTAGATGATGTAGTAAATCTTGTTCTTGAGAATGATAAAGAAGAATCTGGATTCTATGATCTAGGTACAAGTAACCCAGTAAGTTTTGCACAAGTTGCCCAATGGGTAGTTGATAAGTATGGTGGAGAGATAGAAGAGGTTCCATTCCCTGACCATTTAAAAAGAAAGTATCAAGAATATACCTGTGCTAAAAAAGAATGGGGTGATTATAAATTTAAAACTATCCCTGAATATCTTGAGGGATTACCTGCAAGTTAAAACTTAAAGTCCGTCTCTCTGAGTCGGACTTTGTTTTGTTAACCCAATGCAACAATGAGTTAGGGAACATAAATGTTTTGCCTACCTCTTGCTCTGGTCTATGATGTTCATTGTTCCAAATGAAATCTAAACTATGAAGATCATACCAATCAGAATCATCGGGTAACATTAGTATAGTTATCCCTGAGACATTACCTTTGTGATCATGTGGTGGAGTAAAGTCTCCTTTAAAATATCTATTAGCCCATACGTCAACATATAATTCACTAAAACTTGCAGGTTCATACTGCACATTAGCACTGTTTATATTCCAACTCTTTAAGTACTCAGGTATAACCTCTCCAATAAATGAGGTGAACCCTGAATCATTAACCTGCTCCTCAGTAAAATATACAATCTCAAAATCTCTATCTAATAAGTTTGGAAGATCCTGTTGACTTGTACTATCTACAATAGAATTTAATTCTTTTAATACCTTATCTGGACAAGCACATTCAAGTATAGATGGACCAAATGGATTAGTTAAATTCATGTGCCAAGATTTAAAAATGATGTAATGATATACTTATCCTCTGATAAAGGAACTGTACCTTCATGTCTAAAGAGATAGTTGCATGGGAAGATTACTAACTTACCTGCCTCTGGTTTAACTTTAACTTTATAATCCATGAAGTCAGTCTCACCACCCTCATCTACCGTATTTAAATAAAGAATGATACCAAAGGTTCTAATTACATTTGGACCTGCGGATTGATCTACATGCTCTAAAAACTTTCCTTGACCTTTATAATATATCCTAACAGAATAATCACTAAAAGACATTGGTTGTCCTTGTGGTGTAGGAAGTGTCTCTGAATATTGATGCCACCCATCAGTCATAACATCTGTCATGAAGTCTGATATAGGATCATCAGGACTTGGATATGCTTGTATAGTATTCTTCCTATCTAAATTTGTATGAAGACTTCCATCAGTAACTGAATCCTCACCACCATATACCTGTCCCTGTTGATGTAGGTCTTCATTATTCCAAAACCATTCTATACAACTAGCACATTGAGATGTACTTATTGCTTTTGGTTTTGTCCATATTAAATCTTTAAATGTAAGATGATCGGCAACTATTTTAGTCATCAATCACCTTTAAAAATTCTGTGTGAATCCTCATCAAAATGTTGAGTAGAAAATTCAAACAACTCAGAGGTTTCTAAAGCATACATTTGATGTCTCATCTTCCTTGGGACATGGAACTTATCTCCTGGTTCAAGTATCCTAGTATATGATTGATTTAAATCGTCAGTCTGACCATAAAATAAATGTATTCTACCTGACTGAAGATAGAAGGTCTCATCTTTTAATAGATGATAATGCCATGAACATCTCTTACCCTTATTAAAGAATAAGATCTTACCACAATACTCTGGACAATTTACAATCCATTTCTCATTACCCCATCCCTTTTCAACGTATTTAATTTTTGAAAAAGGCATGGTCGTTGACTCCTTTGTCGTCTATAAAGTGATCTGCATGTGGTTTACCCATGATTAACTCATGGTATTTACAACCCCACATTTTTAATTGTGCTTGAGTTAGTGGTTGTAATAACTCTTCCGCAACTCTCGCTGCTTCTACATGAGGTTTAGTTTTATTCCTACCCATTGCACGAGCAGTCATGTATATAATATAGTGTCCTTCATCATATAGTTTGTTCACTGCCTCTATCCTATCCTTCTTAGGAGTAGCACCTTCATACTGGCATGTCCCACACCCCTCACCAGTTGTACAGATAGTACCATCAATATCAAAACAATATCGTGCCATGTTATTTTTTACCTAGGTATAGTGTCTTCAATGGATGTCTGGTTGTGGACATAGTTGCATGATAATAATCAATCTTTGCAAGTCCAATAGATATTCCAGCATCAGTGGATATAGGTTCAACATATAGTTTAACACCTTCTGGAAGATGTTTCAAGTACTCATAGTTTGCTACACAATTCAAAGCACACCCACCAGTTAATACTAAATTCTTCTCACCTGTAACATCTAATGTCTTTAGTATTAAAGCAGTCATATAAGTTTCAAAATCTTTTTGTACTCTGTACGCAAGATTAGCAAACTTTTGTTTTATATCCTTACTATCTATATCAATAAACTCATCTGTGTCGTTCGGGTATTTCACATAATTATAGGGTATAAAATTTATACCAAACCTACTACGATAAAATAATTCTGTAACAAGAGTACCATCATCATGAAGAAAAGATTTTATGTTAGGATCTTCCTTACCATATGAAGACAGACCCATTAATTTACCAGAACCAAAGTCTCCAAACCCAAAGTAATTAGATAGTGATTGATATACCATACCAATACCAAAACACAATGGTATCTTATCTGCTTCAAGAAATATTGGAGTAAAATTAGTAGATTGTCTTTTAAATATAGTTGGATAAGAACAGTTGTAAATACTCTCTACTTCTTGTACATCATCCCTATCTTCAAGAGGATTACCCATACCATCTACAACAAGTACACCAGCTCTTTGGAATCCTGAATTATAAAAACCACATGCAGCATGATAAACATGATGTTGAGCATAAGATTCATAATGTACCAATTGTTTATGAATTTTTGATGCTCCAATACTACTAGTATATTTTTTAGATACTTGCATACTAAAAGTTTCTGCATCCATTGTGAACTTCGGTTTATTATGAGGTTCAAATAAACCTGCTATCTGTACCTTATTATCTACACTAGTGATATCCATATTAAATAGAGCTAAAGATGGATAACTATCATGTTTCACTCTACTAAATCTCTCCTCTTCAGCGAACCAATCAATCTCACCATTGGTTATCTGACATACAGAAGAGTCATGTGTTAAATTAACACCTAAATGAGGTTTACTTTTTTTCATAATGAATTAATATCATTAGGTGTTAATGTATAACATCCATAGTTCTGCACTGCAATAGCAGATGCTTTGTTAGCAATTTTAATTGATGCCTCCATGTCATGTTCTTTTAAAAACTCAGCACATAATGCTGCAAGGAATGTATCACCAGCACCTACCACATCAAATACATTTACATTCTCACTAGGATATAACTCATCCATATACCATGCACCCTGACCTCCAGCAGTTGTAATTAAATTCTGCTTCGCAGGGTGTACTCTTAAAGTAGATGCTTCTCTCTGATTTATTTTAAAGATAACATTCTGTGCTGAGAATAATTCCTTCTTCTTAGTATCAATAAAGACTGGACCTGTAAAATTCTGACAAAAGGTTATGAGATCTTCTATCTTAACAAACCCTTTATCATAATCAGATATAACTATGGCATCAAACTGTGATGTTAAGAATGCCATCTTAACTTCAGCAGGTTTTATTGGATCAACCTGATCATCATAATCAACCCTAACCAACTGTTGCTTACTAGCAATGTCAACTATTCTTTTCTTCTTTATTAATTTTCTATTAGTAATATGAGTTACATGAACTCCAAATGCTTGTAGATTCCTCTTAACATTCTCAGACATACCAAGAGCAGTAAGAGTCTCTTCATGTTTTACAACAGGAACTGGTGCTTCTGGACTTATTCTATCTACACTACCAAAGATATAACTATCTTCACATGTCTCGCCTATCAATAATACTTTGTACTGTTTTTGTTGTTGCATAATCACCAACCCTATCAAAAAATACTAACTTAGCAGCAGACATAGATCCTATCACAGTCTTATTCTTCCAATCAGATCCAACAACCATAACATGAGGTTTTATAAACTCAACCATTGCTGCTAACTGTGAATCATTATCAAAGACTGCAACTCTATGCACTGACTTTAAATTTTCAAGAAAGAATTTCCTATCTTCCATATTATATATGGGTCTAGAATCACCTTTCATCTCAGCAACCCTTCGGTCACTATCAATACCAACATATACTCTGTCACCTAATGACTTAGCATAGTTAAGTAGTTCCAGATGCCCACGATGAAGTAAGTCAAATGTTCCGTTGACAAATACTTTAGTAGATGGATGATAAAATTGTCTACCAATGCTCATGAGTATACATTCAAGGTGTCTTGTTGTGATAACATAAAACTAAAGATCCATAAGACACGATGCTTATCACCAATGATTTCATCTACCCCATGCTCTGCTTGAGATACAATATACATTAGTAGATCAGTCTCTTCAGTCTCCCAAGGTTCACCATCAATATATGTAACACCACCAGAGTCTGGTTTCTGTGTTATAAAATTACAATGAACTGTATTGGTTCCTTCAAACCAAGGTGGATCTGTGTGAGGATGTATGGTTCCTCCTTTAAAACTTATCTCTGTAATTATACCATCTTTTCCTACAGGAGAACACCCAAAGTCTTTGAACCCAAATGTATTTACAAGACGATTCTGTATATCATAACAAAGTTTTGGATACTCAAAATCAGGAGATGATGATACTACACATCTAGCATGATCCATATTGGTAGGATCAATAAGAGGATTCTGATAATTAACTAGTGGGTTAGCAAACCTAGTAGTTAATTTTGTATCTTTAAGACCCTTAGAATCCATCCTAGGGTCCATAAACCAGTCTTTATGATAATTACTCTCAGTCCACTGAGTTAATTCTTTTGCTTCCTCTGGTGTAAGGAAGTCTTTATATGCTCTTACTTTATCCATTGTAAGGTATATTCAGACTCTCACCTTTATGTATTTTAATAAGACACTGATCTATAAACTGAGCATGAAGAATAGATTTAACATGCTTCTCTTGTTCATTACAAAAAAAGTCTCTAACTAATACATCAGCATCAAAAGGTGGAACTTTTTTATTTTGTTTAGGTTCAATCTCATCCTTATTTAACATCTGACATAAGAACATAGACCAGTTATCTCCAGCAAACATATAGTTTCCATTTGATGGAAGTCTAACTGGATTATTTAATACCTCATTCTCATAATACAATAATTTCTCACTTGGTTTATAGGTATCCTGAACATACTTCCAGAACTTACCAGTCTTCCTTTTATTATATGCATAATGCATGTTAACAAAATCAATACAACTTTCATAGAATGAAGTCATTTGATGATTATATCCTTTTACTATTAAATCATCATAAAAACTACCACGACATGCCTCTACAAATTCCATTGCACCAGAAGATATTAATGCAATACCAGTGCTCTCTATAGGTTCAATAAATCCAGCAGACAATCCAATAGTTACAACATTATCAACCCAAAAATTCTTATGATAATATGGAGTCCAATCTAATACTCTTAACTCATCTGGAGTTACTCTACCATCCCAATACTTAGAGAAGGATTGCTTTACATCATCAACATCACTAACAGATTTATTAAAAACTAATCCAGATCCTATTCTTTCTTGAGTTGGTGTCTTCCATATCCAACCATCTTCTACAGCAGCACATGTTGTATATGGATTCTGTTCTATTGCTTTATTTCTGTAGTCAAAACGACCAGCGACTGCTGTATCACAAAACAATCTACCTGTACAATCTACACTGTCAGGTTCAGGTGCTATCAATCTCTTAAATCCAGTACAATCAATGAATATATCTGATTGTATCTCCTCACCAGTATCTATAGTAATATGATTAAGACCACCACGTTCATTCCTATCAACAGATATTACTTCATGTTCAACTAATTGTATTTTTCCTAAAAGTTTTCCTCTGACCCAACGAACTAACTTACCACAGTCAATATGATATGCATAAGTTCCTATGTTCTCTGGGTCAACTTTATTCTCTGTGACACCAGGATGATATAAAGCACAAGCATGAGTAAAATAATCATACTCCTTGAACATAGTCCATAGAGATAACAAATCAGTATCCAGGTTATTAAACATTGGAAACGCAAAAGGATGCCATAAATTAACACCTTCTTGTTGCCAATCCTTAAATAAGATTCCACATTTAAATGTAGCATCTATCTCAGGTATCCACTCTTCAGGTTTAAACCCACAGTCATACATGAACTGTTTAAAATTTAAGATAGTTGCTTCACCTACTCCAATAGGATCAGAAACTTTTTTATCTACTAACAATATCTCAGTTTGAGAAGGCATCTTCTCAACCAAATAAGCAGCGGTCAACCATCCAGCAGTACCACCACCAACAATAACAACTCTATTAACAGGTTTAATCATAATGCCACCATCTTGTTGTATTTTAACACAAAATCTTTATGAAGTATATAATCACCAGACACACTAAAGAAAGAAGTCGGTGGTAAAGAAGATTCTTTATTACAAATATTATCAGGTATCATTTGACATAAAAATAAACTCCAACTCTCTCCTGTGAATATATCTATATCATCACAACCACAGGGTAATTCATATGGATTATTAGATGATTCATACTCAAAGAATTCTAATGCTTTTGTCTTAGTATAAACCTTCTGAACATACTCCCAGAATTTACCAGTCTTCCGTTTGTTATATGCATAATGCATGTTAACAAAGTCAACACACTGCTCAAAATATCCTTGCATCTTCAAGTTATATCTCCATACATTAAGATCATCATATCTATTACCAGCAATCGAATGTGCTAATGAAGTAAGACCAGAAGTTATTAAAGCAATGCCACTACTCTCTAAAGGTTCTATAAATCCAGCAGACAATCCAATACACACTACATTATCATGCCAAAAAGTCTTACGATAATGTGGTGTCCAATCAAGAACCTTTAAGTCATCTACTCTTCCTTCCCAATAATTATTAAAGTATTCCTTCGCTTCCTCAGTATCAGTTACTGATCTATTATATACTAACCCAGTTCCTAATCTAGATTGAGTTGGTATCTTCCATATCCATCCATGATCTACAGCATGACACTCAGTATATGGTTGCATCTCAGAATCAGGATCAATATAATTAACATGACCTGCAATTGCTGAATCACAAAACAATCTATCCCCACAATATATACCCTCATATTTTAAACCAAGAAGTCTTTTAAACCCTGTACAATCAATAAACAAATCAGACTCAATCTCCTCACCAGATTCTAATTTGATAGAAGATATACCTCCACGTTCATTCCTATTAACATCTATAACTCCCTGCGGAACAAAAGTAATCTCATTTAATATCTTAGACTTAATAAATTTAACTAACTTATCACAATCAATATGATATGCAAATGATCCAATAGCACTTTGACTAATTTTATTCTCAGTAACAGCAGGATCATAAAAAGCACAAGCATGCTTGTGGAAATCAAATTCTTTATAGTTTGTCCATAGGTTTAACTCGTCAGGTAAATGACCAAAAGGATGCCATAGATTCTTACCCTCCTGCTGCCAATCTTTAAATAAGATTCCAGTTTTAAAGGTAGCATCTATAGCAGTAAACCACTGTTCAACAGAGAATCCACAATCATACATGAACTGTTTAAAACTGATGATAGTTGCTTCACCCACACTAACAGTCTCAGATACTGTCTTATCAACAACAATAATCTCACACTGTTTTCTCTTTCTCTTTAAAAGATATGCAGCACTAAGCCAACCAGCAGTACCACCACCAACTATAACTATCCTATTAACAGGACGCATTAGATTTTTTTAATTTCAGTTTGATCTTCTTGTTCGTTCTCTACATGAATTAGAATAGAATATTCAGGAAGATATAAGTACTCAATATCACTATTAGCAAGAGTCCGTAACGCATCATCGAGTGTTTCAACCAGAGGTTCTCCACCCAAATTAAAGGAAGTATTAAAGATGATAGGGCAACCAGTCTGTTCAAAGAATTCCTTGATGAGTTTGTAGTAGTTCTCATTCTGTTCTTCTGTTACTGTTTGTATTCTACATGTGCCATCAACATGAATGATAGAAGGAATTTTTTCTTCAATACCTTCTTGACAGTTAACAGCATACATCATGAACGGAGTCTCATCCATACCACGAAGATCAAACCACTCATGTACATGTTCTTTTAAAATAGAACCTGCAAATGGTCTGAAGTATTCTCTATGCTTAACAGCATTAACATGATCTTTTCCATTTGGATCACGAGGATCATATAGAATAGAACGATTACCAAGTGCTCTTGGACCTGCTTCCGATCTACCTTGGAACAGTGCAACAATATTTTTATTAGTAATTAATTCAACAACATCTTTATCGGTTGCATTATTAACTATTGAAGTTGCATTATACTTCTCAGCAATCTTACTAATTGTATGTTCATCGTACATATATTCAGGTCCATAGTAAAGGTCATTAATTTTGTTATGTATTCTAGTATCATTAGTAATTCTATGATACGCTAGATAAGCAGCACCAACAGCAGTACCAGCATCATTACTTACAGGTTCAACAAAGACATTGATATCCTCATCTTTTAATTGATCAAGATACCAATAGTTTGCAACACAATTTAATCCATACCCACCAGATAATACTACATTATTATTACCACTCATAGCAACTGCTTTACGAATCAAATCAAGAACCATCTGTTGGGACTCAGTTTGAATAGCGTATGCCATATCTCTACGATTTTCTAGTAGAGTTAATTGTTCATGCTCAACATTTGATGGAGTTTTAAGTACTTCATATCTACCTTCATTAACTACAGCACCATTAGGATACGTAGGAACGATTACATTACGATCAGCAGTAATCCATTCTCCACCAGAACCATCAGTATAAATCTTTGGAATTAATTTGTTTGGTTTTCCATATGGGAATAGTCCCATAGTTTTACCTGCTTCAATAGGAGGCCATCCACAGTACTGTGTGACTGCTTCATATGCTTTAACTATACCAGCACTCTCATCTAAAATAAACTCATGGGTTCCCTCTTCAAATTCATCTTCAGACTTACTATCCATCTCAGGAATCAAAGCGGAACCCCATGGTCCTCTACCTCCTTGATGTTTATAAATTGTTTGAATATCCGCTGGATACTCACAAGTAAATAATGATTCCAACTCAAATGTCATCTCAGTATCATTACCAATATTCAAAGGAATAAAAGTACCAGCACCATCTACTACAACTGCTACTGCTGATTCAAATCCAGAACGATAGAATGCACATGCAGCATGAAGTTTATGATGTGTCCTACTTAAATCAATAACCTGTGGATGTTGATGGGGATCTACTTTCTGATCAATTAATCCCAACTTCCTAGCAAGTCCAGTATAGATATCCTCACCAGAAAAATCTACTGTCCCTGCCTGTGATAATGATTGTGTATGTGCTATTACAAGATAATCAATCTTGTCAGTATAATCTAGGATCTTAACCATAGAAGCATAAGGTCCACCATCATACTTATTTCTAGACAATCTCTCTTCTTCTAAAGAAAATACAAGTTCACCATCTTTTAATAGGCAAACACCAGAGTTATGACCTCTAGCAATTGCTGCAATCCATTGTGTCATATCACTTAAGTTTTTGTAGAATGTTTTTTACATCTGGATTTGATGTCTCAATTTGACCAAAACCCTTAGTCTTAGAAGCATCAAACTTTATCTTAGGTTTATTACTTTGAGGTAATGATTGTTGTTGTGGTTTATCACAACAAGCATTAGCATCATCTTTGTTTTTTATTTGGAAGTTACCAGTATACGCTGCTGGTTTACCCATTCTCTTCTTAACAGAATCAATAACTGCCTTCTTATGTGCCTCAGTCATTTCCATACACTCATCATTAGCACGATCTACTACCTCATCAATACAAACTCTAATTGGTGAATAAAGTCTTCCATTATCCTTACCAACATCAACAATATCCATGTTCTTATTGTCAGGATAAGAGATGTTAACTGGGAATGTAGATCCACAAACCATAGTAGTGGTTGTATCTAATGCCATAGCAATGTGCTGACCCATACTATCACAACCTAAAAAATGATCTGCAGCATGTATGATACCTGCCCATAATCTCATGTCTTGTATTTCTGGACGAGCAACCATATGCTTCTGCTCATCCTTCTCTAGTGGGAAGTGAATCTCACTCATTATAATAACAGCATAATCTTTCTTGAGTTTATTAATAATCTCAACAACATTATTAAGACCAAAACTTCTAGAAGTAGCGTCAACAATAAAGTCCTGCCCTATAGTCTCAACTGACCTACCAAAAGGTTGAACAACTAATAGTTTATCCTTACCAGTTCCTGCTTTAACTTCTTCTACCGCAGTAAATCCAGCACAGATCTCATTCTTAGTTAAAACAATCTGTGGGATAGGTAGTTCTCTTGGTTCATCTAACTCATTAATAATAATATCAAATGCCTGTGCTAGACTTGCCTTCTGATTAAAATAATGCCACTCTCTATATGGTTCTGGAGTCACCAGATCCATGTGTATTAATTTCTCTTGGAATATATTCTTGTGCCAATTATCATATGCCTTTGAATATAATGTAGGATGACCTTTAAGGAAGTCAGTTCCACCTTCACACATAATAACAAAGTCGTCGTGAGTTTCTGCGTATTTTTCAAGCGCAGGTATGGAGCAAATTATACGACCCGCTCCACCATTAAGAAAGAATGCTTTAGATCTCATAGTAATAACATCAACAACTTATTTAGACTGTTTAAAAGAACATGATCTGGGTTAACCGATCATAATTATGATACAATTCAGGTTCTAATATTGCACCATGAACTTGGTTTGCATCATAAACCATACATCTATTATAGCGTATAGGTACGATTGCTTGCAACTTTGGATGGTTTATTGAACCATCAGAATTGGGTGGGACAACACTATAAAGTCCTGTACCTGGAATTTTTTCCTCACCATACTCTTCTGGCGTATTTAGATAGACTAAAGAAGCCCATTTATTATACATTCCATCTATATGACATACAGTATACCAAGGTCTCTGTGATCTGACAACCTCCTCATGATTTGTCACGTTAACAACAAACCTCATATTAGACCACTTATCATAATGATGTTCCTTATCAAATCTTATATGCCATGCTTCACTATTACATATCTGTTCAAAGACAGGAGACATCTTATCTTCCATCTCCTTCATAGTCTCTTCTGTTTCATCCCAAACTCTTCTACCTATTGCACCTGCCATCCTTGCATCATCAGGTCTAAGACCATGTTTGTCAGTCCACACATTAGTCTTATCTCTCTTACTTTCATCCTTAAATTCTTTTAATTGACTACGAGTATACTCTCTTAACTCATCTGGATTCCTATAAAAATCATCAATAATAAAATATGTTTTCTCAACTTTATCTAAGTTAAAATCTACCTTACCATCACTAACAGAATGCCATGTGATATCTGTTGTAGTCTTTACTTGTACTTTAAGATCAGGATTAATTTCAAACATTATAATAAAGGAATACAACCATAATTTTCTGTAATATAATAATCCAACTCTTGATAATTATAATCTGTCATCACATCAAATCCTATAGTAATTCTTTTACCTTTATACTCTCTTAAATTTTTTACTCTGTGACTATGATAACCTGGTCCAAAGTATATATTACCAACTTGATTATCAATTGTCCACTTCTCAAATTCTGTTTCAGTATCCTGAGGTTCTATAGCAATGTAACCATGATAAGCAGAGTCATGATTGTGCCACTGCAATACACCATCCCAATCTTGATAGTTCAACCATGACTGTATCCACAATCTCTCATCAGGTAACTGACTTCTAATAAGACCTCTTAAAGTCTCAAAGATTTTATACATGTGTATAGACGGAGAAGACACCCCAAAGATATTATACTTTGTGTAACCAAACGTGCTATCTGACACGCCTAGTTCCCGTATAATATCATGGGATGTCTTTAGTTCTTTTATGATCTCCTGTTGATGTTCTTTTATGTATTCAAAATTGTATAATATGTAATCAGACATCAGTCTCACACAGTTACATTATATTATAGCATACTTATTCAATAGCAGCAGTTGCTCTCTTAGTAGAGTTAGCAGGTTGTGTTGGGAACATGTATGCAGCAACGTTTGCATCAACTGCGCTTAGTGCAGTTGGCATGTCTCTTAGTGCCTGACGATAAGCTTTATACTCATCTACCATAGAAGTAGGTAAGTCAGAAGCCATTTGTCCATCAGTACCTTCTAGTTTTGAGTCACGTTGGTCTCTGAGAACAGCCCATGTAAGAGTAACATCATCACCATGAATAGATTCGTTAACGCCTATCTCACGGATCTCCATGTTGCCTGTGCTAACGTTCTTAGTAACACCATACTTGTCATAAACATCTTCTGGTTTAGGTGATCCATCACTGAGTGTCCATCTCATTAACTGATCGTATCCAGAAATGTTAGGTGAACTAGGATGAGCTGATGGTGGATCAGAGTACTCTTCTTGCTTACTATCGTCAACTGGTGCTCTTAACTGACAGATCAATGGATCTGTAGCGCAGTCAATTTCTTTCCACTCTGTAACGTCTGCTGGTTGTGGACGACCATCTGCGATATCTTCCGCAGTCAAAGGTCCATACTTTTCTTTTCCGTCTGCACCTAACTGTAACCAAATCTTGTCTGGTCCATGATAGGTAAATTTTCTTGTCTTCCCCTCGGAATAGGAGTGATCTACTTGATAGTTATTAGGTATCGGCAGATCGAATTCGACTGATACTTGTGCCATAATTGTGTCTCTGGTTGATAGAGAATTAATCCTTCGGTATTATTTATAATTTTTTTCATTAAAAAAGGTGCGTTCTACCGCACCCCTTTAATTATTTTAAAAATTCTTTTTAAAGGTAACTAACTTTAACTAGTCCTGGACCTCCAGTTGATCCTCTACCACAGCAACCACTACCACCACAATACGTAGTCATAGCACCCTGTCCACCGTGACCATAAGGTGATGTCCAGCAACCACATCTCATCCAACACTCATGTATGTTTTGGTTTATTGAAGTACCAATAAATGGTGCTGACGTTGGTGAAGCACCAAAACACTGACAATGGCAATGAGTCATGTGTATAAAGAATGCTCCTCTATGGTTACCCATCGTGAAGTCTGATCCATGAGCAGTAGGACTTACACAACATCTACCCCAAGTAGAGTGACATGCTTCGTTCCAACTACCATTAGCACAACCTCCAGTACCACCCAAGGCACAGAAGTTACTTAAGTTATATCCATTCGCATAGGAAGCACAACCGTGACAACCATCACAACTATTTTGTTCACATGGATATGTACCAGCAGCACAAATAGTATATTGACAACCAGGAGCAGTTTGAATCATCTTAGATGCATAATACCCACCTTGAGCACCTGCATAGTGTTGACATCTACCAGTACTACACATCCCGTGTCCATTACCACCAGCACCCCACATCTCGAAGAATACTCTTCTTACGCCCGTTGGGACTGTCCAAAGACAACAGCATCCAGTAGAACACCTGTTAGGTGAACCCCAGTAATACCTTACGTTCCAAGTATCAAACACACCAGAAGCAACAGCAGCCTGTGGGACTGAACCGTCAACTAACTGAGTAGCACCGTCAACTTTTTTATAGCTTGCGTATGAGGCCATGTTTAAAAACTTCCTGTAACTTTATTTATCAATAATAAGTAATTCTGACCAGACCTGGTCCTCCAAATCCTCCAGTACCACAGCAGCTACTACCACCACAGTATGAACTCATTGCAGATTGACCACCGTTACCGTATGGTACAGTCCAGCAACCACATCTCATCCAACAATAGTTGATTGACATCTGAACCTCAGTTCCAATCAATGGAGCAGAAGTTGCTCTTGTCTGTTGGTGAATACAATGGCAATGACCATGAGCGAACCACCACTGACCAGCACCAAAAGCACCAGAGTGAGAACCCCATCCCATTTCTCCACCGTTTGCTCCTGCTTGTAAACAGCAGTCCCAGTAAGACTGACAAGAAGTTGACCAACTTGTGTTAGCGTATGCTTCATAACCACCAATGGCACAGAAGTTAGATAGGTTAGTTCCATTTACATAGGAAGCACAACCTCTACATCCATCACATTCACGACGACAACAAAGACCATTACCTGCTGCACAAACTGTATATGTGGAACCAGGAGTTACAGTAATAGTTTGGTTATTATAATATCCACCACCTGCACCTTTATAATGGTGACATCTACTTGTAGAGCATGCACCAGCACCTGATCCACCTGATCCCCAGATTTCCCACTGTACTTTAGTTACACCAGCAGGGATTGTCCAAAGACAACAGCAACCATTTGAACATGAGTTAGGACTACCAAAGACCCACTTAACACCAAAAGTTTTTCTTGCAGTTGGATCAAACTTAGTTGAATCTAACGATGCAGCTTGAAGAGATGAACCATCTACTTTTTTATAACTTGAATAATTTGCCATTTTTTTATGTAAGTCCTTTAGAAGAAAGTAATCTTAACAACACCAGAACCACCAGTGGTTCCTCTTCCGCAACAGTTACTACCGCAATATGTAGTCATACCACCCTGTCCACCTGATCCATAAGGTACGTTATGGCAACCACAACGCATCCAACACTCAGTTAGTTCGTTAGTAACAAAGTTACCACCCGTTAAGAATGGAGCACCTGAGGAACATTCTGTATGACGATAACAGTGACAGTTGAATGAACCAGAGAATCCACCTTCATGTGTACCCATTGAGAATTCACCACCCCAATGACTACCGTTAGGAGATGTACAACATCTACCCCATTCAGAGAAGCACATGGTATTCCAACTACCGTTGGCACAACCTCCTTTACCACCTAAAGCACAGAAGTTACTTAAGTTATAACCATTAACATATGTACTACAACCATGACAACCATAACATTCAACTGACTGACAAGGATAAACTCCTGCAGCACAGACAGTGTATTGACAACCAGCTACAGTACTAATAGTTTTAGTATTGTAGTAACCACCTTGAGCACCTGCATAGTGTTGACATCTGTTGTTAACACATAAACCGTGTCCGTTACCTCCAGCACCCCATAACTCAAATGTAACTCTTGTTACACCCGTTGGGACTGTCCAAAGACAACAGCAACCTGGAGTTTCTGAACCCAAGCAACCACGAATCCATTTTACATCATAGTTTTTAAAGGCAGTTGACTCTAACTTAGCATCAGTGACGCTTTCGTTAGTGAGACTTGCTCCAGATATTTTTTTATAACTTGAATAGGTTGCCATTTGTTAAACCAAGTATGTATGTATTTATAAAACAGTGGGGGATTCCAATGAATCCCCCTGATGTAGGTTATTAGACTGTGAATAGTCTCCAACCTGAGGAGTTATCGTAGAAGATTAAATCAAACGCAGCACCTTCAGTGGATACGGTCATGTCTGCAGCATCACCCATGATTGGTTTACCACCACGAGCAATTGTCAAGTTGTTAGAATCAAATGTGTTAGCAACATCAAAGAATCGGATTATGTCACCTTTAGCTGGAGATCCAGGTAGGGTAACTGTAAATCCACCACCAGTTGTGTTACACCAGCATGTCTGGAATGAACCAGCACTGTATGTAGTAGTTACATCAACGTTCTGAAGACCACCTAGTGGAACCCAAACAGAACCGTTATAAGACTCGAATGCACCAAGTGATGTGTTAAATCTTAGACCACCAAGAATTGGAACTGCTGGACGCTGACCTGTAGTACCCTTAGGAGGAACCATCTGATCAGTACCCATGTTTCCACGAGTTATGTAACCAACAACTGCGAATTCAGTTGGAGTTGCATTGTTGGAGTTACCACTCATAGTCTCATCAGATGAGAACTCGGAGATCGCTTCACCAATTTGTCCACCCAATGAACCCAGTCTTAGTTCTGTCAAACCAGATAGGTTGAATGCGGAAGCATCCAATGTTGCAGCACCAGTCAACTGGTTAACTGCGAACAAGTCACCAACTCGGAAGTTACCACCTTGGTCAGTAGATACGTAGAATACCTTACCTGGTCCGTAGGTGCTAGTCTCATTACCCTGAACGACGTTTGCTTCGTTCACATCTGGGTAATTAGTTTCAACCTTGTTACCAACACCAACTGATAAGAAGTCGTGTCCAGTTAGACGTGCGTTAGAGAACTTACTTCTAAACTCTAGGAATGAACCACCATGACTTAGAAGGTTACCTTCTGTACCAATACCTGATAGACGTGTATCACTTGTAGCAACACCTTTCTCAGGAGAAATTGTAATTGTTAAACGACCTGTATATGTAACCGCACCAGCGTTAATAGATCCACGAGGTTGTGTATAGTTCGTTTGGAATCCAGTTACAGCGTTAACAATGTAGTACCTTGGAGAATTATCAATAAAGTCAGAACCAATACCAGCAGCAGTAGTTGTAAATCCAACTGCGTCACCAACTAGTGGTAATGCTGAGTTGTCTGCTAGGTCAAGTTCCATAATAACGCCCTTCTGACCAGTAACTGATCCAGCAACGTTCTGAACTTGAAGAGCACCAGTTGTACCAGCACCAAGGAATGTAATTTGCTCACCCTTAACGAATGTTGTAGTACCAATACCAGTACCACCACCACCGATTGAAGGATCACCATAGCCAGGATAGTACTTGAAGTAAACCCTATCTGCAGCAGTCTGGTCATTAATAAATGTAGCATAAGCACCAGATGTTTCACCAATCATGGTGTTACCAATAGCAACTGTTCCAGTAATAGATCCAGTTGTCATATCTAATCTGCCACCAAATAGTCTCGCAGATCTTGGAGTCTCAGAAGTGTTAAATCCAGAAGAGATAACAGCATAGTCACCGTAAGAGTTGTTACCACCAACGGCACGGATTCTTGATCCACCACCTGAATAGTAACCCCACTTAGCATAGTATGTGAAGGAGGACACAATCTCAGCACCAGCACCCTTGTCTAGAACAAATCCAGCACCGTCACTTAGTACGTTAGTGAATGCGTCAAACACCATCGTTCTGAATCCAGTGGCGTGAACACCACCGTCAATTAGAACACCAACACCAGCACCCTCACCAGTAATTCTTGCGTCACCACCAGTTGGAGGTTCACCGAATGCTGTACAGTCCTTAACATAAGGAGACTTGTTTAGAATAGGTGATACAGGGTTGAATGCGAAGTAAGCACCACAAGCAGTAGAACCAACACCAGTTCTTACACTAGAGTATTCTAACTGAGTAGGATTATCAGCATCATATTGGAATCCAACCATTCCTTTGAAGTTTAGACCCTGAATAGTTGTAGAGTCAGATAGTTGGAATAAAGTATTACGGTTGTTATCTGTTACACCGTCACCAGACAAACCAGAAGCAGGTCTGATCATTGAAGATCTTAGAGTAGATCCAACAACTGAGGTGAATGGAGGAACAACGATAGGAGTCTGCTCAACGAATTCAGAAGCAGATAACCTAACAACAGCAGGTGATAAGTTAATAACTTGACCTTCTGAATCATAAGAGTGAGTAATTGTTGATGTACCAACGTTTACTGTGAAGGTGTTGTTATCAACCACTTGGTTGATGTTAAAGTAAGATCCAAGAACTGTATCTGGGAAGTAAGCAGTTGTAAGTCCAACGAATACTGTACCACCAGAGACATAAACGTGCTGGAATGTAGATACACCAACGTTGAATGAGAATGACTGAGGAGTAATAACTGTTCCTACAACAAAATTATTACCATTTGGTCTTGTACCGTCAGGATAAATGTCAGTTGTGAATCCAGCATAACCTGGGCAAGTTAGTTTTAAGTTATCTAATCTAACTGTATCACCAGCAGTGATACCTGTCATCGCTGCACCAACGGTAACAGTACCGATACCAGAACCACCATCATATTGGAAGGCGTTTACACCGTAAGTTCTACCACCTGAGTAACAATTAAACTTAACTCTGTTAAGACGAATTGTAACGTTAGGATAAAGAATACCGTGTGAAGGTGCTGTAACTGTTGATAAACCAGTTAGGTTATCGTATACAAAATTTGTAACATTGGTAATAGCACTCGCATTTTCACATGCATACTTCAGAGTTCTGAAGGATACATCTGGAGAACCACCATTGTAAGTATCAGATCCTTTCTCAGGGTCAACATAGTAGATACGAGTTGAGTTACCACTAGTCTGCCATGCAGGAATACCTAGTGTACTGATACCTAATACTTGTCCTGTTTGACCTGCTCCTAATCTCACTGGAGAGGTATTGTCTCTGATTAAAACGTCACCTGGTTGTGTTAGAACAGCATTTGAATCTCCTAGAGATAACGCAGACCAGAATGCAGCGTCAGTTCCTGGAACTATTCCTGTCCATGCAGTTGAACCAATACCCACATAGGAAGATGAGGAGTATTCAACAACATCATTAGCATAATATTCTCTTGATGGTACATAAGAACCATCATATCTTAAACCTTGGTTAAAGAGTATCCATGCTGTAGCAGCAATACCAACTGTAGTTGAACCAATACCAGTAGTTAAACCTTTAGTTGGGTGGACGTTAACAGAAGATGTAGCATTATGACGATAAACATTACCACCAGTCTGTGCTAATTCACCTCTATAATATGTTCTACCATCTTCATAAGTTGAAAGACCAACAGCATCAATACCTTCGGATAGGAAGTTCCATTCAACATCTAATTCTGTTGGAGGTATTACACCTTGAGTTGAAGTTGTAATAGCAACGTAAGAGTTACCTGCATATGCTACAACATCACCTACCTCATAGATGATACCTGCTTTCCAAGTACCTTCACCGTTGAATCCAGATACATATCTCTCAACGTTGAATGTAGCTTGTTGTCTAGTAATAGCACCACTTAAGGCTGATTTAAATAAGTGTTGCGTTACGTTAGTAGATGGTGCAGTATCTAAGACCTGAACATCAAAAGTATTGGAAGTTACGTTTGTAATTCCTAACCATTTATCATTGATGGGGTCAGTACTTCTTGGATAAGCATGATCACTTCCGTGACTATCTTCATTACAAGTAAATGTAATTGAATTTTCAGCAATCTTAATCTTGTCACCAGCGGTCAAACCATGACCGTTAACAACAAGTGTCATCACACCAGTTACTGGATTATAAGATGCTTCGGTTGGAGTGTACTGACTAGCAGCAAACTCTAAAGATTCTGTAGTACCAATTCCAGCAGTAACTCTATATTGAGTATTACCATACTTCAATACATCATTAACTTTATAGAATGTACCTTGGTCGTAGGTTCCAACGTTTCTTATACCTTCCACATGGAGTGACCAGTTCGACGCATCGGTAGAATACCAAGTCGTTTCGGTAGCAGTGGAGGTATGATTGGAAGTACAGACGTAGGTGTTCGCACCGAACTTTACAATGTCATCTATGACATAAGCTGTGCTAGTCGCCCAGTCGCCTCTCCAATTGAATTTTAGTCTTCCTAATCTAAAATCAGCCATTTTGTGTTAATTCCTGTCGTTATTGAGGTCCTGTAGTTTCATAATCATAAGAGCCATTTACTCTGGCTACTAGATATCCATCAGAGTCGATGAGATAGTGTAAGTTTCTGAAGTCAAACCTATACTGTTGGTATTTATCATTTACATCATTCTTATATGCTTTGTCTTCAGTTGTCTCATCAACATAGTCTTCACCGTCAAGGAACCCTGGATATTGAGTCCCGTCTAGTCTATGGAAATCAGCAACATCTGTACTTCCAGAACTAACTTTTGTATACTGCAACATGCCATCCGCATCCCTGCGAAGAGCGTGAACGACAAAATCGTTTGATTGTGTAACTGACTTTGCGCCAGCTTCCATTCTAGATAAATTCATTAGAACATTCTCCAGTACGTTCCTTCCCAAACCATCTCGACATATGCACCAGCAACGTCACATATTAAGAATGTGTCGATGAATCCAGTACTGTCTTTAATTTGATCCGAACCTGCTGCATTTACTGTAAGATTATTTATATCCCAAGTATATTTAGAATCGGCTAGGTGAATTGTATCCCCATAGTAATGGAGTGATGGTAAACTAACTGTAAAAGGTCCGCTTGAAGTGTCTACAAAGTACTTCATGTTGGTCATAAGAACATTTCCGTTGTGGGAATTGTTCAAATCTTCTAGTCTAGATTTTTGAATTTCTACACCAGATAAGGTTAGACCGTCATGTACTCTTAAGAGTCCTTTTGTTGTATCAAAAGTAACTTCTGCTTGAGCACCAGTGAATGTAGAATGTTCTACCTCTGAACCTTTACGCAGTTGTACCCGTTTGGTATTTGCCATTTAGGGATCTTGAAAATGCGCTTAATAGTTATTTAGTGTATTAGATAACTACGATTCTCGTTGGTTGACCACGCTTAAATTCAATATATTCTGATTCATCTCCACCAGAATCGGCAGGTGTATTAACATTAAGTTCACCTTCAACAACATGAGGTGCAGGTGTGAAGGATTCTTGAAGTGCTCCTGTAAATCCGTAAGTTGCACCGTTAAGTCCACGTCCAGGAAGAACTCTAAGTTTGAATACGGTAATACCTCTAGATCCATCGCCAGGTATTCCGTCGTTACTAAGTCCAACTCTGACTTCACCAACACCATCCCATGCAGGAGCAAGACTAATCTTACCAGCACCACCAATATCAAAGAGAACGAATGATACTTCGACATTCGATACGCTTTCTGCTGCACCGCCAGGAGCAGGTATAGATCCAGAACCAACAAAAGATTTGGTTCTCGAAAGATCCGAAGTGCCGTCGATATTGAACAGTCCGTTTGCTGCTCCAACAAATGCTGCAACTTCTGCAGATCCACCAGTCGCAGGTAGAGATCCAGATCCAACAAAATCTCTTGTAACTTTCTGTGTAGCATCCCCAACTGGATTCCTGACGAATGATGTAGATCCAGATCCTTTGAATGCGTTTGTTTCTCTCTCTCCAGCATTGCCCTCGAAGGAGAATAAAGTTCCCTCTGTAAGAGCATTGATGAATATAGATTCTGCAGAACCACCTGCGGATGGTAATCTTCCAAATCCAACAACAGGTCTTTCTGTAGCCTCTGAACCAGAACCAAGAATTCTGAACAGTGCTGTATCGAATATAGATGCAGTATAAGATTCTGCTGCACCAATGATACTGTGTAGATGACCACTACCAATATTGTTAGCGACCTTACTATCTTGAGAAGCACCCTCGAAGCTGAATAGAGTCTTACCTCCTGCCTCAACCTTAGTAGATTCAGCACCATTAGCGAATCCAAATATACTACCTGAACCTGGTGGTATGAATGGACTCCATGCTTCGTCGCCAGTTCCACGTTGTAAGTAAGCAACACCAGAACCAGAAGCACGTAGTTTGAATATTGTAGTTGCTTCGTCTGGAGTAAACCTTGCAGATACAAATCTCTGTTCTGAGAATGTAAGTAGAGGTGTTGGGATTGCACCTTTGAAGGAGAATAATGTGCGACCTTCTGCTTCGACTGAAGTACACTCTGCAGCATCTCCAAATCCAAAGAGTCTTCCTTGAGCAATGTATGGAGATCTGGCATATGCTTCTCTAGTATCACTAAAGATATTGAATGTACCAGCACCAATGTGCTTAGGTAGAACGAATAGACCTGCGTTACCTCTAAGAATAAGATTTGGAGATTCAGGTGAAGTCTCCCAACCATATCCAATCTTAAGATCAGTAAATCCACCAGAGTAACTGAATAGAGTTCCACCAACCTCAACCTGAACAGTAGCAACTGTAGTTCCAACATATTTGAATAGAACACCAGAACCAATGTGTGCGGTAGGTGCAATTGCTTCTCCACCTGTACCTTGAATTCTAAAGATTCCTTTAGATGATGTCTGAGCAGAGTATGCGTTAGCAGAACCAGTGTATCCAAATAGTCTACCTGTAGTCTCCTGTGCGTAAGCAACAGTTTGTGGGAATGCAGTACCACTAACATCAAATAGACCTCTACCTTCGTTGAGAACAACGTATGCTTCTGCTCCACCAACGACACTGTAAAGAGAACCAGAACCAATATGTGGTGCAGGTGTAGTTGATTCTCTAAGATCACTTTCAAATTTGAATAGACCGTCACCAGATATAAGATTGGTTCTTGCCTCACCAGAACCAACGAAGCTGTATAGAGAACCTTCACCTATGATTGCAGGAGATTGAGCATCAGTAGTGCCACTTGTAAACTCAAACTTACCGAATGGTAATACAGGAACATCTGGGAATAGAGTTCCACGATCATGTGTTCTTATATCATTCTCACTATCTACATGTAGATCACCATAATCCTCAGTAAGAGGTGTGGTTCCGAAGGTAGATGCAATACTATTTGCATAAGTGCTAATTGGAACATTAGCATACTGATTAATAGTTGCAGGAGCACTAACACTATATGGAGGCTCAGAAATTAATCCCCAATCCTCAGACCAGCGAACTCCTGTTGTGAAGGAAGACTCATTGTATGCAGCAGTAGTTCTCTCTGCAGCACCACCAACAGAAGGTAAGTATCCAGAACCATTGTGTGCAAAGGCAGCAACAGCATTTGCTGTACCTGATGTTCTGAATAATGGATCGGGTGTCTCCTCAGTAGCAGAGTATGCATTAGTTGTGCTGCTGAATCCGAAGAGAGTACCAACTCCTTCGTGCTCCCAACCAGCTGCCTCAGTAGTATTACTCTCAAAGGTGAATAGATTATCTTTCTTAGCAGGTACGAATGCAACTGCCTCTGCTGTATCGGAGAAGGAGAATGCAGAACCAGTACCTTCATTAGCAGGAGATTGTCTATATGGAGATGCACCCTTAACATTAAATTCACCTTGACCAATATGAATTGGTAGAACAAAGATCTTAGCAGTACCAATGATCCTATCAATATGACCTGCTGATCCTGGTGCTTCACTAGTGTATGCTCTAACTCTTGGAGTAGAAGATGCAACATCAGACTTAACTCTGAAGAGACCCATTGGGGTCTTAACATCTTTTGGATCTAACGTACCATAAGTCTCGATCTCCCATGCATATTCAGTTCCACCATGAATATGTCCACGATCATCAAGACCAACAGGTGTCTCATCAATGAATCCAAAGTCAATACCAACAACATTGAGTATGGAATCAATACTGTAATGCCATGCCCTTGCAAGTTCAACAGTAGAGATAACCTTGAACATTCTCTGTTCAGGATTAAACTTAACAAGGTAATCTGCTCCACCTTGAACAAGAATATCTTGCTTACTTTCACCAACAACAAATCCTGTACGTGCATATGGAGATGCACCACCAAATTTGGAGAATCCACCACCCTCATTGAGTACTAGGGTAGAATCTGCACCATCACCAAATCCAAATAGTTTACCACCACGTAATCTTGTTGGGTATTCATCAGCTCCACCATCGGCGAAGTAATGCATCCTAATTTGGACACGAGGATTACCCATTGCACGGACGAATCCGTAACCATAATGGGTTGGTATCTGATAATCCTTACCTGTACCAAGTAGTCTTGGGAACTTGGGAGGACTAGCATTGAATCCTTCAAGTTGATTATGAACGTGAGGTGCAGGACTGAATGAATCCTCACAACTACCTTTAATAAATCCTTGACCGTATGCCTTAACAGTCTCGTCTTCAGTAATGACACCGTAATTATCAATGGCAGGATGCCATGCTGGAATGTCATTAAGATCTGTAATATCTCCAAAGTCTTCTGTTCTGAGTACGGGTTCTGTTAGTGCTCCGTAATCATCACTTCTAAATCCATCTGCTATGTCTGAGTCAGCAGCTTGCGTCCAACTAAAGGATGCGGTCTCTTCTGCTTCTCCAACAAAATCAAATACTCTTGGAACCTGATTGAATATAACTTCTGCTTCTGCTTTGCCTGAAAATGACAAATGGAGGGTGGAGCAAGGTGGTATAACCTCCCTTGCTTCTTGTCCCTCCGATTCGACTGCAGGAAGAACACCTTGCCCAGTCATAGGCAAAGTGATCCTCTGAATTGCTAGACCTTGGAAGTCTAGGAACTTGTTCATCTCGGCAAATATTACCGAGGTCTCCGCTCTACCAAATAGAGCAAAGTTGATTCCACCAACAGCAATAACTTCTGTACGTATGACAGCAGCACCAACAGGTTTAAATCCACCCATTGGAATAACAGCAGTGTCAAACGTTACTGTACCAAAGTCTTCCTTCTGATATGGTTGTTCAATATAAGCAGTTATCTCTCCGTAATCTTCAAACCCGTCATGACTATTTGTAATACTTCCGTAATCTAACTCATCATAAGTATTGATAGATCCAAATTGGCTATACGAGTACACCGCTCTCTGAACAGAATCAATCCTGCCCAAAGAGAACAAGCTACCTGTGCCCTCATATTGGAATAACATTTAAGTTAGAATACTCCCAAGTATATTTATTATAAACTGTTCTTCTTGTCCTGTATCTCTGCTCGTCTTGACTTAGCAAGTTTACCTATGTCAGTAAGTGCCTTACGTGCTCTTGCTGCTGATGCCTTGACTCCTTTTGTTTCAAAGTTCTCAGACTCTGCCACATAAGTTTCAAACGCATCTGCGATCTCTTGATGAATACTCATTTGTTATAGACTCCTCGTGGGAATAGCTGTCCAGTAGCAGGTCGCTTACCTGCATCTGATGATCTTATTATATAGTTATTATTTGGAAGATCTCCAACAGAAACTGTTCCGTCAGTAACATTAGTAGTAAATGCTTCTAAGGTTGCAATGTTATTGGTTAGACCTATACCTGCCTGTGCTGTAGTAAGGTATGTTAAAAAATAATTTGCCACTAAGTAGTCCTCGCACAGAATAATATTCCACGAGTTCTAGATGTTTGATTATAAGAACCTGTAATAACTGTGTAAATCTCACCACCACTAACTGTAATGGTATCTCCCTGCTGAATATTTGCTGAAGGAGTTCCATAGTTAAAATCAATGAATACAAAATCATCAGGTACAAAGTAAGGCATTGGTAACCATTTTGATTGGATAGGAATACCTTTTATCACAGCATTAAAGTCTGTAGATGCTGGCATAAGTTCACCAGTAGTTCCAGAAGATAGGTTATTACTTCTTAAAGGAGCATCAGTTCTATTCCTATAATATATTCCAACGTTGTCAGTATTGGTTTGTTCTGGGTAAGTATTTGATTCATACTCAGTAGTCTTATACTTAGATCCATAACCACTATCATCAAGTGGCATATATCCAAACTCAGCAGCTCTCTTTGTTGGAGATCTTCCAGTACTAGTAGACCACTCATGAATCATTCCATGAGCATAAGTTCTAAACATTATCTTAGGTATAGTAGTATTACCTGTGCTAGTAATATCAACCTCTGTATAACCACCTAGGAATTGCTCATCCAAATCCCATAATGATGTAGTGTAATTATGGAAGAACCAACATCCAAATGTATTATTAGTTAAATGGGTACTTGATAAAGTAGGTGCTTTATAACAATAGACTACAAATTTAGGATCTAATGTTGATCTGTATACATTTAAATCTAATTGATATCCAGTATTACCACCTGTATGTGGTCTATAATAATCATTCTGACAATAGTCATCAGCAGTAGTAGATGTAGGCAGACGTAAAATAGAATCGTCATGATCTACATTATATGGTAGATCTAAATTTCTCTGTCCACGATAATTTTGTCCATAACCATGCCCACCATTCTTATGATATTGTGGATATTGATGTTTTTGATAAACATGTGGGAAGTATCTTGGACCTGCCCACATGTATAGATCAGTAACTCCAGTATCACCAGAAGCACTCCTTGGTGATATTGCTCTAAAAGTAGTACCATATTTTTTAGTACCATCAATCACATGCTTCATCACACCATACGGATATGTTGCAGTGGTTCCTAGTCCAACTATACTACTATCATAGAATGTAGTACTAGATCCAACAGATATAATATTAACATCTGAATATGTACATGGTTGTACTACAATCTTTGGAGCATAAGTATATGAAGTACCATCATCTCTAACATAATATTCACCAGCTTGACCTGGTAGAGGAGTCCATGAACATCTCTGGTTACTAGCACCACCGACGCTATATGAATATTCACCATTAAATACCCTATTAAACTCGTTTGCACTAGTATTAGATGATATTCCTGGTCCACAGATATTAAAATATAAACTATAAGAACTTGTATTATGTGTAAATTCTATAGTATCTCCTTCTTTAATTGTAATTATTGACTGAGTTCCACCAGATGTTGTAACTTCACCATTCCTATCTTCACCTGCACACTCATAATTATTTGTTAAAGTACATGCATAAGATACCGCACCTGTTACTGTTGCTGCAATAGCAACGGTTACATCAAGATCACCCGAACCATTAAATTCTGCTGCGGGTATAGTTACAACTTCTCCTCCAGTATATCCTGTTCCACAACTATTAACTTGCATGTATACAATATTACCACCAGTCTTGTAGATATAAAATGACGCATTAGTTCCTACACCTGAAGAACCAGATGGTTGAGCATCATAAAAGACTTCATCACCACTTCCATTAGCTACAAGACCAGAAGTGAATGTACTTAAACCAACAACATGTCCACTATCCCCATTACCATGTTGTCCTGCCCAACTAAAAGCATCCTGCAGTTGTGGTATGAGATCAGCATTAGTCCAACTTGGACTGATACTAAATGTATTCTTTGTTATTGCCATTTAAATTTAAACCTCCAACTGGAGTATGGTTAAGTTTGCAGAAATAGATTGAGTAGAATCAGATAGATTCTTAATGGAAGCATAGATCTTAGTTGTCACTGGGTCATCCATATTACCACCAATAGTAAATGGTGAGATCAATTGCTGCGTTGAGATACCTGTAGTAACTACTTCAGCAAGAACACCACTACCAACTTCAGGGTCTTCACCAACACTCCTACCAGAATCATTTATTCTGGAAGTACTATCAGTATATAGTCTGATCCACCCTGCTGTAGACAGTCCAACCTTCATTAATCCATATGCTTTAAACCCTATAATATCAGTGTGACCTATACCCATAGAAGGTATAGAAGTAGTAACACCACTAACAACTGTTCTTGCTTGTAATGAACCACCAGATGATGTAACTGTTGCAACGCCCGCACTGAATGCAACATCAAGTCCTGTACCAAAGTCAACTGTTACAGCAGATCCAACATTAACTTCATCATCTTCTATAACAATACCAGTACCAGATGCTGTAACGTTTAATAGATTTGATCCATCAATAGCGGGCAAAGTACCAGTTAAGTTCCCAGCTGGTAATGATGTAAGATTTGTACCACCACCTACAAATTGTGTTGCAGTTATAACACCAGTAGCATGAATACCATAGTCAGCAATGGTAACTGCTGATCCAACAGATGCACCAGTTGCACTAAGAATACCTATAACATTAGCACCAAGCTGGGAGGTTTCAAGTCTAGGACCTGCACTAACACCACCATAAGATATGGTAGATACACCAGCAACATCAAAGGTTGCAATATCAAATGCAGCATTAACATTACCTAACTTGATATCGTTAAATGCTCTGATCCTTAGATCACCTGTACCTATCTCATCAATATAAAAATCATTTGCTGCTGTGTAAATCTTACCTTTAGGTCCGAAGAATATATTCTTCTCATTAGCAATAGTTACATTGTCACTGAAGCTGGATACACCAGCACGAATCTCAACAGCATCTATCTCATTGAATCCAGATGCAGATGCAGTATCAATACCAGCAATCGTTGCTGTGATAGTAGCAATACCTGCTCCTAATGCAACACTAGTACCAGATGAGAAGTCAAGAGTAGATGCAGCACCAACTGCTGTTCCTGCTCTATTAATTTGAACACCAGAACCAACAGCAGTTACACCCGTTAATCCTGTTCCATCACCAGAGAATGCTCCTTTAAATGTAGTAGCAGTTAATATACCACTAAGAACACCACCCGTATTTACTGTCTCAAATTTCAGGTTGTCATTATAATATAACTTGACACCTTGTTGATGTGTGATAGTAATACCATCATGATCTGTAGATGGTTTAAGATATATCTCACCACCATTAGGTGCAAGTTGTGAGTTCTCAATAGTAATATCACCGCCAGGATAATTTGATTTAAAGTAAGCACCACCTGGTCCTGTATGATATAGTTCTAAGTCTTCATCATTACCAAAATATAATCTCTTATCATCAAGGAACGATGCTGTATTAGCAAAAGCAACTCTTCCATTCAGTGCGGATAATCCTGAGACTGCAATATCATTTGTGCTTATACTACTTGTTCCAACACCTACACCACCAGAAGTTGCAACAGTTACAATTCCACTACTAGAATCTGTAACAACTGTTATGTTTGATCCAGCAGAGATAAGTGTTGCTATTCCTGTTAGTCCTGCACCATCTCCAATATACTTTGCAGCAGTTACATTACCACCAACGGTTATACTTGTACCACTAAATCCTATAATGTTTGTACCAGATTGATTATTAATACCAGGTACGTCAATATTATTCCTAAAACTTACTATTCCACTACCACTATAAATTCTTAAAGAATCAATATTATCTGGAGATAGATAAACTCCACTACCAGACTTAAGTTTATCACCAGTTATAATTCCTACACAATTTACTTCCTGATAAGTAGCACCGACAGTTACACCTAAAGCAACAGTAGATACACCAGCAACATCAGTATATGTTACAGCAGCAGCAACTACATTCTGTAATTCTGATCCATCACCAACAAATAAAGTACCAGTTATAACACCAACCTGAACATTAGGTGTTCCAGTTAAACCTTGAGCAGCAGTTGATAACCCTGCACCATCAGCATAAGAAGATATTCCAGCATTGAATGCATACGTTGCAGTATTAGCAGACGTTGCATTATCAGCAAGGGTTGCTATACCAGCGACCTGTGCATAGGTTGAAGCAGCAGATACAATAGAATAATAAGCAGGAGCAGATAGTCCCGTTGACATTCCAGCAACAGCAGCATAGTTTGCATACCCTGCTGTCGTTGCAGTTGTAGCAGTAGTTGCAGTTAAAGCAGTGGTTGCTGTAGTTGCTGTGGTTGCAGTCTGTGCAAGCGTAGCAACACCAGCAGTGTTAGCATAATCTACAGAGAGATCTGATCCCAACCCAACAAAACGGGAGGAGAGATCAAAAATATCTTCAGCAATTACATTAACAACCTGTCGTTGTTGCTCGAAGGTTGAATTAACTCCTACATTTTGTGCTGGCATATTCTATAAGTCCTCTTAAAAAAATAGGAGGGATCACCAAAGGCAACCCCTCCATAACGAGTATAAAGATTATCAAATATCAGTCGAGGCTGACGTTCAATGTAACTTTAATTTGGTCTCCATTGTTCTGGATGTTGTAAGGACCATTTGTGAACCTTTCAGCGAAGAATATGCTACTGTAAAGTGAAGCACTTCCGATTCCACTTAGAGCAGGAGTTGTAGTAAATGTACTCTCGTCCTCAGTGGTGTGAATTGTATATGTTCCAGAAGTTGTGGTTGTGTTAGCAGCACCAGCAGCAACGTAAATGATATCTCCAACTACTAAACCGTGGTTGGTTGAACCAACACTAACTTCAGCAAAGTTAAAGTAAACTACGTTACCAGTAGCGTTCTGGATGTTATTTTCTAGTTCACTACTTAGATGAACTCTTCCGAGCTTCTCATCTATACCAATAATTGTTGTTCCAGTAGCAATACCTGTGTTCTCTCCAGCAAGGTTACCGTGAGTAACACCCATACCTACACAAATGTCTTCGGTAATTTCTTTAAAGAAGGTTGTTACACCAGATACTGTTCCGCTATTCTTCTTGTCAAGAACAACAGTTGTAGTATTCATTATACCAACAACCCTTGCTCCAGCAGCAATACCAGCACCTTCGACTCTTTGGTTAGTTGTGATACCAGCGTTACTTGATACTACAATGCTAAACTCAGATCCAATACCTGTAGAAGTAGGTTCTGATTTGAATCCAAATAGATCAACATACTTCTTACCAACCGTACCTGTGGACTGTGCCTTAGATATAGTAGTAGCAGTACCAACTGTAACAGCATGCTCAACACCATTCAAGGAGATTGGCATGTTGTTTGACCTTACTAGGTAATAACCATAGATGTTATTAGCAGCAGAGGTGAATGTAAATTCTTGTTCTGGATAGGAAGCAGTAGTTGTACCAACACCAAATTGTAGTGCTTGGTTACTGAATGTAGCAGCGTTCTTAACTGTAAGAACGATTGTGTTACCGTCGATAGCAGCAACAACTGCGTTTGTTCCGACGTTACCACCAGTTACATAGTGACCAACAGCGATGTTTGATACTGAGGAAACAGTGATGGTATACTCGTTTACGTTACCACTACCTGTTGGTGTAGCGATAGCACTTTGTATTGTCCGTACATTCCACTCGCTTCCATTGAGTAGAATTCCATATTGCCTTGAATAATCTTCGTCATTTCTACACACATTAACCGCAGGGTAACCTGTTGAAGGTGCGGTTCCATATCCTACCAATCCTGTCTCATCGTATGGCTCGTAATATTTTGCCTGACTTGGGACATCTGTCTCCGCAGGGACTGTATTAGAGGTATACAACTTGAGGATCAAGTTTCTTGGAATATTTCGATCTGAGTTTACAAGATATCTTAGAGATTGTAATTCACCTTGATCTGATACTAATAAAGCCATCTGCTGAGCTCTCCAGTTTGAACATTGTTTCCTATGATTTATTTATTATATTGAGAGATTCAAGATTTATATGATTAAACGTAAGAATAAAGAACACTTCTTAATGCCACTGCAAGATACCACATCAAAGTCTAAAATATCACCTGCAGTCAATTGAGTTGACCAAGTGGATAATGATTCATCTCTTGCCTTCTTCTCACCAGATAACCTAGGGTATTCACTTCCAACTATAGATGTGAGACTATCTGGATAAGTAACATACGTATCCTTCTTAACATCTATAACGATTGAACCTACTGTATCTGCAACCAACATCCATGATTCTATTCTACCAGTAACATCAAGGTTTAGTTGTCCCTTTGAACCAGTAGTAATATCAAATGAACCATTATCTAAAACAAAATTAATTGTTCTAGTTAAATCTGCATTAGCAGTTAGAGCGGTAGACCAAAAATCATATCCTGCTGTAGGTGCAGGTGTAAATGTAATTTGACTACCTGCTATCTGATAATCAACTCCAGGTTGAAGAATAACATCATTAAGAGATACTATTAACTGTTGTGGATCTTTAGGAACATAGGGAACCCCACCCACAGTAATATCAAATGTAGTTTTTGTACCATCAAATTGACCCTTAATATCATCAACTAATACATTAGTATATTGTGTTGACTTTGAGGGTATCTCATAGTTAACACCTAAATTATAACTTGGAGTTGACGTATCAACATTAACGTTATAACTACCAGCATCAAAGGTTACTTCATAATCTGCCATTAGAAACTAACTCCAGGTGATACGAACAACATACCAGCAATCACTCTACTCTTACTACCGTTTGAGGAAGTAATGTAAACATCATATACATATCTACCTTCAGAGATAGTTGCTGTGGTAGCATCTGACATTGTTAATGAGATTTTACCAAGTGATCTATCTGCAAAAGTAACATCAAAAGGATACTTCGTAGTAGCAGTATAATGCTTTCTAATTTCACTAGAAGCAGTGTACCCTAAGAGATTTAATGGAGTACCATCAGAATTTCTTACAGTTAAATTAACACTAAAGTCTGTTCCTTGCTCTAAAGTAAGGTTCAATGGTATAGCAGCCATCTACTTCATACACTATTTTTAGTATTTATGATTCATCTTTACGCCAAAAATCTTGCCACTCTTTTTCTGACTTTGCATCAGTCACAGTGGACTTAGTAGAAATATATGAAGTTGTTATACCAACTTGATCTTCTGGTTCTATCATATGCCATTCCAAAATGTATCTGTAGGTGTTGCCATGCTTCTTGAGATGAAATATAAACCTACATTACAAGCAAACCAGTTGATGTTTACAACCCATGCTTGTCTCCAACAGTATCTTCTGTTGGTCTCTACAATATAATTGTTTCTGTCATTCACTGTTTTATCAACAGTTAAAGGTCTTGCCTTAAGAATCTGCTCCAGTATGAATGAAATAACAAAACCAATTGCAAAAACATAAAACAACAGATTCAGTAAACCTGCCATTGAAAATAAAAATGAGATCATTGTCTAGTTTCTCCCTCTGCTAATTTAATAGTATTTAACGCCCTTCTCGTGAGCGATTCCTAATTGTTATATGAGTTCCTTCTATTGCAAACTCTAGGTAATCTGTATGATCCCAATCAAGTTCTTCATATAAACCATTAAGTTTATCCATGTCATCCCATAGATCAGTAGGAGTTGGTTCACCCCAGAACGGATTTTCTTCCATGTTTAAACAAATATTATAGTGTATTTAGAGGATGCCATAAAAAAATAGGAGGTTTTACCCTCCTATCTTAACAGAATGTTCTGTTTTTATCAAAGATTGATTTGCATCTTCTGACTTAGAGTGCATTACCACGAGGTAATACTTCCTCTGGGAACACGAAGTTCTCATGAGGTTGGTCAACAGATGACATCCATGCTCTCATACCTTCATT